AGCCATTTCCAGTTCATGTTTTTGATCACCTTTTTGTCTAAAAAAATCTAATACGCTTGGTAACCCTGATGTAGCAAACCCTAAAATACCTGATAATATACTTAACATATTGCTCCTTATTTAGTTACTATAGCAAATGTATACTCAGCAACAACAATTAAAAACGATGCCCCAACTACAAGACTAAGATACCAAATAAAATCTTTCAATGAATTGCCCCAAAAGTATTGACTTATAGGCAATATTATACATTATTTTTTAAAATTCTACCCAGCCTGTGATGATATATTTGTCTCCACCTATTGGTGGATTCCCTCTGTGTGTATGTGTAAAGGCTGCAGGAAAGATTACTACATCTCCTTTACTTGGTTTATATCTATATTGTTGATAAAGAAATTCTGTTTCACCTGCTTCAAATTCATCATTAAGATACACAGTCCATGTTAATAGTCTGTGGCTTGATTCTCTACTTGTAGTTTCTGCATGCCAAACATGATAACCTTGTCCAGGTTTTGTTTTTTGTATCTTTATTGTATATGATTTGTGTGCAGCAAATGTATTTAAAACACTATATTTTTCTGCATATTGTTTGTAACATGTACCCCAAAATACATGATTAAATTCATTAAGAATTTCTAGGCTTGTATGTTCCATTGGAAAGCTAGGGATAAATATAGCAGCATCTTCTTTATCTAGTTTTGAAGAACCATCATGGTTTTGTCTATTTATTGTAAGTCCATTTTCTTCTGCTTCGTTATATAAATTTATTATGTTATTACAATAACTATCACTAAATGCTTTTTTATATACTTCAATAAAATTATCTATCATATTCTTTCTTTAAAATTAAATGCTGTTATTAAATTAGCACCTGTTTGTTGATCTATTAAGTTAGCAGACTCTATCATTCGCAAATGAAATAACTCTTCATCTGACACATTAATACTATTACCATCTGTAAAAGGAATAGTGTTATTACAAAACCAACAAAAAGGTCTATTTGCATTACAAAATATCCATGCTAAATACTCTGCATATTGTCCTATAATGTTTCTAACTGTATCTCTATCAATGTTAATATTAGATTTAAAATAACTTGTTCCATAAATACTATGAAATAATCCTGCTAATTGAACCTCTTGTGGTAATCTAGCAATACGCAGTATATCTTCAGTGTTACATAAATGTTTATAAAAAGAACGTCCACTATGTTCTATTTCATCTGTACCTAATGATATTAAATATTCTCTAGGAGTCATTTGCTTTAAATACTACATTAATTACAATTCTTACATCTGTATTTAATGGAGGAGTTGCTCTATGTAATATATTAGAATTAAATAGTACACCTGTATTTTCTTTAGGTGTAACTTTTTGCAATATAGTCCCATCAGTATTATAGAAACAAGTGTCTCCGTCTGCATTATTTACATAATATAAAAAAGATAAAAAACTAGAATCTTTTTCATCTTTATGTAAAGCTGTATCTAAATCTTTATTAGCTAAATGTTTGCTTGTAATAATGTTAATTTTAATTCTATCTAATTCGGTAATGATTATATTATATTCTTTTTCTATAAAATATAACATAGGTGATATAACATTAAAATAATCAGACGATTGTACATTGTCATTTTTCAAATAACAAAGATGAGTAAATTGACTTAATTTACTATTATCAACATTACCTTCTCTATAATAAAAAGCTAGTCTACCTTCTTTAATATCTTCTTTTATTTTATTATTAAAAGTTTTAGGTAAAAAATCATTAATTATTTTTATCATTTAAAATAAGGTCCGACTAACCATGTTACACAACTATATCTTACACCTTTTGTAACAGGTTCAACACCATGTATCATATAACTAGGAAATACTAATACAGTTCCTTTTGATTGTTTAGGATATTTTATAGTTCCATGTGAATTTAAAAAGAACTTACCTCCTTCATAATCATCATTTAAAAAAGCTAATACTGTTAATTTTCTTGTTTCATTACTATGTATATGAAAAGTATCTACATGAGGATTGTAATGTCCGTCTGGTTTGTAGATTAAAAACTCAGTTTGATTAGCATGTGTAATTGTGTACTGCCACCAATAATGATTAGCATTTAGTCCCGTTGCTGTTAATGTAGCACCAATACCTACATTCTGTGGAAGTATAACTCGTTCTGTATCACGAATATTCTTATCTATAGCCCCTGTCCCACTACCAATAATTGGAGGTTCTTTATGTATTGAATCTTGTGTATAAGTTTTAATTAAGTTTTCACAAAAAGAATCTGTCACATGGTTTTCAAATACAGCGCAGTCTGTTAATATTCTTGGTCCTGTAGTTTTAGATAGCCCTAATGATGTTCTTCCATCATACTTTTGATCGGCATGAGGTCCATCAGCATCTACATAATGAAGAAATACTTGAGCTTGCCATTTACCTTCAGTATACTTTTCTCGCCAATGTTCTACTTCCATACCACGATAAAGAACAGCATCTCCTACTTGCATATCTACTTTATTCCCTGCCATGTAGATAGACCAAGGATTACCATCAAATCCTAAAGTTATTGTTGCTGATATTTCACAAGCAGGTCTATCTGTATGCTTCTTGAGTTCTTCACCAGGTTTGTATAACCTAGCATAAGAGTAAGTAGGATATAATCGTTTACCACAAGCCTGTTCAAAGTGAGGTAATAAATCTTGTAACAATGTATCAAAAGTAATGGTACCATGTACAGCTTCTGATATAGGACACTGAGGATCTTTTGTTGTTTCTCCTCGTTCTATATATTTATTTAACTCTTGAGTAAGCTCTTTACAATTATCTAAATCTAAAAAACCTTTTAAATGGACATACCCATTTTTATTAAATAGTGTCATATATCTTTAATTTGTCTAAAACATTTTTATTAGGATTAATCATATTCCAATTAAATGAAATAATTGTTTTTCTATTATTATTATATAACTCAGGAGCACGATGTACAACATAACTAGGAAAAGTAATTAAAAGCCCTTCTTTACATTCTAGTGGCAATAATTTATCATGATTAAATGGTTCAACTATTTGAGTATTAGGACCATCATTAAGTTCTATATAATATACTCCAGTAAAATTACTACTATGAGTATGCCACCCATGTGTTTGATGTTTATAATATTGTTGATACCAAAGTTCATCTATATTATAAGAACAATATCCTGCTTCATGAGTTAAAAAAGCTAAATAAGGTTTTAATAAAGGAAGAAAAACTTTTACCCATTCTCTATTATTAAAATCTTTTGCTTTACACCAATCAGTAGCATGTACATTATCTGAATAGTAATCATTTATATTAGTATCAGAAATACCTGTATTTAATAAAGGTAATAATGTATTTTTAATGCTATCATGTTCTTCTATTTGAGTTTCTAAATAAAAACTTTCAAGAGATCTTTTAATTAGTTTAATACTATGGCCTTATTATAATATTTGTTTAGACCAAGTTTCTGTATCCCAGTCCCATACATATTCTTCTGTAGGATTACCTTCTGCATCAACTGCTAACACACCTGCTGTAGATTGAAGGACTGCATCAGGTAGTTTTTTAAAGGTATTATTGTTTGCATCATACCAATAATTATTAGTAACTTCGTTAGAACAATCTTTCCAAACTAAATTAGAATGTGTTTCAAACTCATTTCCTATTTCTACTACTTCTGCTACTCTATACCCAGAGTTATTTTTACCTCTAGGCTCTAACATACTTATTAACGCTTTTTTAGCCATTTAATAACTCCTATTAATATTCAACAACAACAACACCTGCTGCACCCGTACCACCATTTTGTGGTTGATCGGTAGTTTGTGCTGAACCTCCACCTCCACCTCCATAAGCTTTTCCTGCACAGCCTGCATTAGTAGGAGACCCAACTCCACCTGTTCCATAAACTGTGGGACCACCTGGTCCTCCTCCTGTTATTTTATTACTTCCTGCTACGCCATGAATAGTTAAATTACCTCCTGATCCAATTCCTCCTTCTCCACCTTGAATTCCTGGATTTGAACCAGGACCAGGACCTCCTATACCTCCTGTTGCAGAACAATATGCACCAAAAGAACTTGTATTTCCTGGACTTGAAGCACCCCCTGCAGTATTAGCACCTACCCCTCCATTACCAATAGTAATAGGAACATTAGTTGCACTTGGAAAAGGTATAACTTCAATAGCAGTACCTCCACCTCCAGCACCACATCCAGCTCGACCTCCACCACCACCACCACCACCTGTGACTGTAACTTTAACTTTAGTAATATTACCTGGATTAGTCCATGTTCCTGGAGAAGTAAAAACTTGCATATTAGAGAACCCACCAGCTATTCCAGTAAGACTAGCACCACTACCAACGAATGATGTAGCAGTCATAGTACCTGGGATAGATAAATTAGCGTCTAATTTTGCAGAAGTTACTGCGCCAGACGCAATAGCCGGAGCCGTTATAACGCCAGGACCAAAGTCTGCGGAATCTATAGTACCCGGTTGAACCTTATCAATACCGGTATCGCCATTAATATTAACTGCCATGTCTTACTCCTATTGTTCTATTATAACGGTTGTTTTGACCAAGTTTCTGAGTCCCAGTCCCATACATA